GTGTGGCCTCTGTGGGTATTAATATCCCTAGGATTTTTAATTTGGTTCTTGTGGAGCCCGGAAAGAGCTTTGTCAGGGTTATACAAAGTATTGGGCGAGGCATTAGAAAAGCGGAGGACAAGGACTTCGTACAGATCTGGGACATAACCAGTACAGCAAAATTTGCTAAACGGCATTTAGCCAAACGTAAAAAGTTTTATGAAGATGCAAACTATCCATATCAAACTGAAAAGGTAATTTATAAATGAGAATATTAACAGTAGACAATCTGGCGTACGACTTAGATCGTTTGCCAGAAGAAATTGATGAAGATTTGCGTTATGGCGTACTTGATTATTCGAATCCTGCTGATGTAGATTACATTTTTGTTCCATTGGTATTTCTTGAAAGCTTCTCATGTCCTGCGGCAGTATTGCGTATTGGTAATCACGAGTTGAAAGTTCCGCTTGACTGGTCTTTGATCATTGGTGAACCAGACCATGGCGATCCAGAAGTCATTGGTGTAATGAGTCTAAATGATAGAGGATTCAGTACATTTGTGTTTAATCCTATCAACGGATACAAACCTGAATGGCTTAAAGTAGAAGTAGTCAACATTTATCAAGAAGTCAAATGGTATGTACCAAAGTTAAAATTTGGTCATGTATTGGCAGTACCACTTGAGAAGGGAGATGAACCTGTCTGTGCATTCTTCCTTAAAGAAACTAATAAAATTCCAGAAGTGCTTGACTTAAACAAAATTTGGTTTTAAAATATAACATGGCTACCAAGAAAAAAGAAACAGCAAGTGCAATATACAAGCTTCCCATTGAGCAAGTAATGGCCGCTGTTGATTTACGCAAAGGTGATTTTTACAGCAAGTTGCCGGATGAAGATAAAAAGTCTCTTAATACATTCATGGCTCAACGTTGGGCAAGTCAAGTGCAAGGTGACAGAGATCTACAAGAATGGTACTTGCTAAATGTCAATGACATTTCAAATATTGATTACATTGCAATCACCAGCAATCATGAAGAACTGAGATGGAAGTTGTTGAGCAGGGTAGGAGTTGGCACCAAGTTAAGACATGAATTTATACCTCCCAAAGCCAGAAAAAAAGATAAATTATCAGCCTGGTTGATAGAACAATTTCCACAATTAAATGATGAAGAAATTGATTTATTTAGATCTATTAACCCACCAGACGTACTAGAAAATATTGCAATCGCACAAAACATGGGTAATAAAGATTTGAAAGAATTGTTTAAATAAGATGCAAGATTATCAATGCAAATTTTGTTCCAAGGCATTTACAAGAGAAAGCACATTGAGCAATCACATGTGCGAAAGAAAACGTAGATGGATGAGCAAAGATGATTCAGCAAGTAGGATAGCTTTTAATGTGTGGACTGACTTCATGAAGTATGTGAGTCCAAACACAAAGAAAGCCAAGGTATTTGATGATTTTATACGAAGCCCTGACTACATTGGATTTGTAAAATTTGCAAATTATTTGATAGAATTGCGACCATTGGAAAGCGATAAATTTATACAATGGCTTTTTAAAATGGGAGCTAGAATGTCCGATTGGCAAAAGCCTGGAATATATCAATTGTATGTTCAAGAGGAGAGTAAAAAAGAAACAGCAGATAGAGCGTTAGAACGAGCCGTACTCTTAATGAAAGAGTGGAGCGAAACAACAGGAGAAAATTGGCAGGAATTCTTTAATAAAATTGCTCCAGCTTCGGCAATGAATATGGTAGTAATGGGTAGACTTAGTCCTTGGATAATTTACTCTACAGACTGTGCTCAGCAATTATTAGATAGAATGGAACCTGGCCAAATTGACACCGTTGCAAAACACGTGGATACAATATGGTGGATAAACAAATTAAAAAACAATCCAAAAGAAGTACAGTGGATAAACACAACGATGGCACAAGCGATAAGTTTGTAAAATTAGAACAAAAATTAGTAGAATTCATAACTAAGTTAGAGTGTATTTCTACGGATATGGAAAATATTAAAAAACAACAACACAATTTAATTGAACTAGTAAAAGAAAAATTTAAAAAATGAGTAATCCAGATGTCGACATAGACTTTGCAGACCGTGAACAAGTATTAAAATTGTTACCGTATGTCCCTGCAACACTACGTCAAGACAATGGCACAACACAAAAGCACAAGACTGGAGTGTATTTTCATCCAGTTCCACAGGATCCTTATACTGGGTGGTGCAATGTTGACTACAAAGAAGCAGAAGAACTTGGTTTTTTTAAAGTTGATTTACTTAATGTAAGCCTATATCAAAAAGTTAAGAGCAAAGATCATTTGACCAGGTTGGCTGAAACAGAACCAATTTGGGAGTTGCTAGAGCAAGAAGAATTTGTAAATTTATTATTTCATCTAAGAGATCATTCAGACATACTAAAACGAACCAGGCCTAAATCTGTTGAGCAATTGGCCGCAGTACTGGCAATGATACGTCCGGCCAAGCGTTACTTGGTCGGTAAAGATTGGACCACTATTATGAATGAAGTTTGGGTCAAGCCAACGTCAGAAGAATACTTTTTCAAGAAGAGTCATGCCACTGCCTATGCAGTTGCTATTGTGGCACAGATGAATTTAATATGCGAAGGAGCACAATGAATAAAATAATCAGAATTGAAAGTCCCAGCAACTCTTTCTTTGTATATTGGACACTAACTGATTTTTGCAATTTTAAATGTAATTATTGTCCTACTATGTTACACAGTGGAAATTTTCACAATGGTAGGTTGCCTGGATTTCCGTCAGATGATAATATTAGAACATTTTTAGATAACCTGGAACACAAGTGGCTCAATGGTAAAAAATTATTCATGGGCATTGGGGGAGGGGAACCAACTCTTCATCCAATGTTTGCAGAAATTGTTGAACGATGTGAAGCAATGGGTACTGTTACTGTTACTACAAATGGAACTAGACCAGTCGAGTGGTGGCAATCTTTAAAAGTATTGCCTAAAAAAGTTGTAATTAGCCTACATCCAGAATTTACAAAGATTGAAAAAGTAAATGAAGTTTCCTTGTTCCTAATAGATAAAGGTGTGCATTTACAATTTAATCTAAGTACAGATCCTGATAATTGGACAGGAGTTGAATCCATGTACAATGGAATAGATGAAAGTATTCAGCACAAAATTATCCCCAAAGTGTTAAACTTCATAGGCGCTGCCAGTCGACAAAATTACAATTACACCCAAGAACAAAAAAACAAGATGGATCTAATGTTACGTAAAACCAAACCAATGGGTGACCCAGCTATGAGACCTACTGCGTATTACGATGATGGATCATCCGGCCTACTACCTAGTTTACATGATTTACTCATCAACAAGCAAAATGTATTTACAGGATGGGAATGTGAAGCCGGTCAATTCAGTTTCAATGTGCACTTTGATGGCAATGTTTGGTCTAGCATTTGTAAAATTAAAAAGCTAGGAAGAATTGAATCGTTTGTTCCGTTGGCAGAGCCACTTATATGCACACGTGGTCCTTGTACATGTCCAGGCGATTTAGTCAGTTCTAAACGTAAAATTTAATTCATCTTGCGTATCAAACTGATTTGTCTACGTTTGGTACGCTTGGTAATCACATTGTTTAGACTGGTTTGATAGCCATACAACACTTCAAAATCTTTTGTGCTATAAGTTTTTAAAGAGTATGCAAACCTACGCATGGGTTCTTTGAGCACAATGTTGATTGGAATAATACGATTAGAACCCCACCACCATTCTTCTCCACACTCTACAAACAGCGTCTTGTCAATGTCGTCTTTTAGCAGGTTGTAGACATACATAGTGACCACAGTTTGGTCACTATTTTGTATAATTCCAACAAGTTCTTGGTCTCCATACCGTACTAAACTCATAAAAGGAAAGCGTTCTAAAAATTCTCTAACTTTATTATCCATCGTGTTTACTTAGCATTTTAAAAAACTGGTCGTTGCTAAATAAGTTTATGGCAACTTTAAACTTAACTATTCCAACAGCATCTTTAAATTATTCCGGAGCAGGAACTGGCCCTAGTGCAACCAGATACGTTCCAGATTATACTGACCAACGTCTTGTATGGTTCAAGGGTGTTGATAACATTTTAGATTTAAATATCATTGGTGTAGATCGACGTCCTGTTAGCATATTACGCAGAGAGCTAACCATAACAATGTGGGACAGAACCACAGGAAGTTTAATCTTTCGTAGACGAGCAATGCCAACTACAGCTGAAAATGGACAATGTCGGTTGACTGTTTTTGCCAGAGACCTAATGACACTTGGTCAAGGAATTTATACAATCGCGGCTACAATCATCGACGAACGAGGGCTCGAAACAGCCCTAACTTGGAATAGAGCTCGAGTGGCCGCGTTTGATATTGAAGTCAAAGACGCACCGTTTCCAACAACACGTAGCACATACGAAATTACAAATTACACATACGTATCTGAGTATAGCAATCAACTATGGGCATCTAGTTCCTTTGATGGTCCATTATATTACAAAAAAGATGACTCACTTTTTACAGTTGGTGTATACGCAAGAAATTGGACTGGTACCCTGATTGTGCAAGGTACTATGGACAATGCAGTTAATAGTGCAACATTATGGGCTGATTTAAAACCACAAACTGATACTACACCAGTTTTAACATACAATGGTTATACTGGCATTGACCCGTGGAACTATTATGCTGGTGTACGTTGGATTAGAATTGTCAAAGCAGATAGTCCTTCGAACGCTGGAACCCTTGACAAAGTCTTAATAAGAGTGTAAACTAAACTCTATATGAGTCTAGTTGAAACAACATTACGAGCACACCTACCTGCATTAAAACCAGCTTCCAACGGCTGGTTAACCATCAACTGTCCAGTGTGCGTACAAAACGGACAACCTAGACCAGATACCAAACACCGAGGCGGTTTTAAATTTGATGGCGGTAAGGTGGCATACCAATGTTTCAACTGCCACATGGTCACCGGTTGGCATCCTGGAAGTAGACTGGGATTTAAGCTCACCAAATTAATGCGAGCTTTAGATATTGACGAAGGCGAAATACAACGATTAAAAATACAACTGTGGGATCAGGCAGAAGACGATGCAATATTTGTAAATGAACCTTATAAAAAACCCGACTGGGCAGAAATATCTTGGCCATGGCCTGTAGAAGATATAACATTGCCGGCAGCCGAATACTTGGACAGTCGGGGTGTGCTAGAATTAAGTGATTGGTATACTAGTCCTAGCTCTGTACAAAGCATGAACAAACGTGTTATACTACCTTATGTTAGTGACAACAAAATTGTAGGATACTCTGCACGTTGGATAGGCACAGTACCTGACAGTAAAACTGCAAAGATGATTACCAATAGACCTCCAAGTTTTGTTTTTAATTTGGATCATCAAAATAGATCTAGGAAATATACAATCATCGTAGAAGGCGAATATGATGCGTTAACTTTAGATGGAGTGGCCATCATGACAAACAGCATTAGCCCAGAGCAAGCCAAGATAATCGAAGACATCGACAATGAACCAGTGGTATTACCAGATAAAGATGCCGCAGGAAGAACTCTTGCAATGCAAGCGGCCGAGTTGGGATGGAGCGTTAGCTTTCCTGAATGGCCGGCGGGCATCAAAGATGCAAATGAAGCCGCACAACAGTTTGGCAGAGCGGCAGTACTACAAAGTATTATATCGGCGATAGAGACAAGCCCATTGAAGATTAAATTATTAGCAAGGCGGTGGTGTGTATAAAGTTAAAATTGATTGGCGTTTAGGGCAGGATACAACTGAATGGTGGAATCAAACATGTGCCTGGGTAGTGGAGGAATTTGGCCTGCCAGGTGATAGATATAAAACAGAAATAACAGGGGATTATATGATATTTGATTTTGATGAAAAAGAAGACGCCGCCATGACAGCTTTGCGTTGGGGGAACAATTGATGGCAGATGAAATAAAAGAGTACGGATATGAGCTACAAAAATTATTCTTGGATTTTTTAGTAAGCAACAGGGACTTGGCGGCCAGATGTCAAAATGTGTTAGATCCAGAACACTTTGATCGCAGGTTGCGTAGTGCCGCAGAGTTTATCAAGACGTATGTAAACGAACATGGCAACATTCCAGATGTTGTACAAATTAAAGCAACAACCAACACTGAACTACAAAACTTAGAAGAGCGAGCACAAGAACACAGTTCATGGTTCTTGGAAGAGTTTGAAGGATTTGCCCGACACAAGGCACTGGAAAAAGCAATCTTGCAAAGTGCTGACATGTTGGACAAAAGTCAGTATGGTGCAGTTGAGAAGTTGATCAAAGATGCAGTACAAGTAGGACTACCAAAGACATTTGGACTAGATTACTTTGCAGATCCAAGTGGACGTTTAAAAGCAATCAGAGACAACAATGGTCAAATCTCAACAGGCTGGAAAGACTTGGATGATAAACTGTATGGTGGCTTCAACAGAGGCGAACTAAACATCTTTGCAGGTGCATCTGGTGCAGGTAAGAGTTTGTTCTTGCAGAACTTGGCATTGAATTGGGCACAACGTGGTATGAACACAGTTTACTTTAGCTTAGAACTCAGTGAACTGTTGTGTAGTCAGCGTATGGATGCAATGGTCACTGACATGTCAACCAGAGACTTGTACAAGCGTCTTGAAGAAGTCGATCTCAAAGTCAAAATGATTGGTAAGAAATCCGGGCTGTTGCAAATTATTCAATTGCAAAATGGCATTACTGCCAATGACATTTTAGCTTGGGTGCGTGAGTTTCAAACTCAACGCAAGATCAAAGTAGATGCAATTTTGGTAGATTATTTAGATTTAATGATGCCAGCTGGACAGAAGATCAGTGTTAGCGATATGTTTGTCAAAGACAAGTTGGTAGCAGAAGAATTGCGTAATTTAGTTGTTAGTGAAAATTTATTGTTAGCAACTGCATCTCAATTAAATCGTAGCGCAGTTGAAAGTGTTGAATTTGACCACTCAATGATTGCAGGTGGCTTGAGTAAGATTCAAACTGCTGACAATGTGTTTGGCATTTACAGCACACCTTCAATGAAAGAGCGAGGAATTGTTCAAATTCAATTTATGAAAACACGTTCTAGTTCAGGTGTTGGACAGAAAATTGATTTGAGTTTCAACCCAGACACAATGCGTATTTGTAATCAAGTTGATGCTGAAGGATCCACAACATCTAAGGCCAGCGATGTCTATGATAAAATAAAGGCACGTAGTAATTTAGGTACATCTGTACCCACAACTACAGAATCAATTGATAAAAATACAGGTGAAATTCTGACCAAATCCAATGCTGTAATAGGCATTAGCAACGCCAGAAGAGATGCTTTGCGTGGAATTATAAGCCGCGAAGTATAATATCATTTGCCATAAATATATTAATCATGCGTAAACAAACTCGT